ACTTTTCCGGAGTTGTTCGCCCCTTTATGGATCACCTCCCATGCGTCCCGCAAGGAATCGATACTCTCTTTCTTCAGCGAAGAGGGCGATTCCAACACACCGCTGGGCGTTGTCCCATTGGCAAAAAATGCCGCGCCGAAGTTTTCTGTGGCAATCGCCATCCCGATGGCGTTCTTGGCAAGGGCGATGGGTGAATACCCCACAAGTCCGTTGAAGCTCAAGCCGGGGATGTGCAGCACTTGATCCCGGCGCAGGGTTATGCCGCCGCTTTTCTCGCGGGAGTTCGCTTCGTCCATATCCCGCCAGTATGTATAGTAAATCTCACCGCCATCGTCTCGCCATACATCCATCTTATCCGGCATCAGCGGATACAAGGCGATCACACGTCCGGCACTGTCCCGGATGATCTGCGCGAATGAATTTCCCCACAATAAAAGGTGCGCCATCAGCGTCTCCCTAAAAGAAAAACTGGTCATCTCAGGATTTGGGGCGTTATGGAGGAGAGTATGCAGATGATGTCCCGGCGTTAGTTTTGTGTCATCGGCCTCATGCCGGTAAATATGGACAGGCAAGCTGGCAATCGTCTCCGAAATCACCCGGACACAGGAATACACTGCTGCCGTCCGCATGGCGGAGTCCTCGTTGACAGGGACTCCTGCCGTAGAGCCGCCCCAAAAGATACTCCGGCTGGTGGTTAGGCTGTCCTGTGCTTTGAGCTTCTTTCTTGAGAATATTCCCATCTTCTCAGCTCCTCGTTGTGGAATTTTCTTTACAATAGAGTGGCTTTGGGATATAATATGCAGTAAGAGGTGGCGCAAATGAAGATTGATGTCCTCATAGACAAACTGACGCCCTGCTTGGTTGAGATCGCAACCGGCAAGGTGTTGCAAACGACCTTTTCCCTTGCCACCGAAGAGGATATTGCTGGTATAGCCGATAAGGGCTGGCTGTTTGACTGGACTGCCCCGGCGTTGGACAAATACATCATATACAAGTTGCAAATCAAGGATGACAGTATTATCCAAGGGCTTGTTGCCGTAGAACCCATGCGCGGTGCGGTGTATATTCACCTTATGGAGAGTGCGCCGCACAATTTGAAACCTAACAAAAAGTATGACGGGGTCGGCGGACACCTTTTCGCCATTGGCATAAAATTGTCGTACCATCTGACATTTGACGGGTATGTATGCTTCGAGGCAAAGAATCAAGAATTGGCTGATCATTATACCGATACCTTTGGTGCAAGGTTGCTTAGGACACGTTTACACGAATATCGGATGGAAATTGACGAAATAGATGCCCATAAAATTTATGAGACGTACACACTGGAGGGGGATTTAGATGTTCGATGACAGATATAACGGATTGACGCTGGACGAAGCCGCCGAGAAAGCCGGGGGTTATGTTAGATATCGTCCGGGAGATAAGTCTCACTTGGAGTTCGATTTCCGGGCATTAAGCAAATACTGCCGTGAACGTGGCGTTGAACCGATTGATTTGCCGGAAGAGGAACTTAGTATTTTCAGAATTGATTCCCCTTTGGCATCCAACTGATTAACCTCCATACAAATCAATCACAAACGCGCCGCCATAACTACGGTTCACACTCTTAATCGCCCGGTCGAGAGACATGATGGCCGCCACCGCGCCGTCTATCTTTTCGGTCGCTCTCTTTTTATCCGGCTTGATATTCCCGGCTTCATCTTCTTTGATCACAATATTATCCATGTTCCACCGAAGAATCGGGTTTCCGCCATGTGCGATACGCTTATCCAAAACCAGCCGCATCAGTTCTTTAGACGGTGGGGACATGGAGACGAAACCCTGCCCGAACTGCGCCATTGTGAACCCCGCGCCTTCAAGATTCTGCCGTAGAAGGGACGCGCCATAACGGTCATAGGCGATTTCTCTTATGTCATAGATTTCACCTAAGGCTTCTATCTTTTTCTGCACAAAGCCGTAATGGATCACCGCGCCCTCTGTTGTTTCCAAGAATCCCCGCCCTGCCCATTGATCGTATGGGACATGGTCTACCCGGATGCGCCGCTCCATGGCATCCCCCGGAATCCAAAAGAAGGGCAAAAGGATGTATTTATCCTCTTCATCTTCCGGTGGGAAACATAGGACAAACGCCGTCATGTCCCGCGTGGAGGATAGATCCAACCCGCCGTAACATTCCCGTCCGGCTAGACTTTTTACATCGAACTCAAAGTTGCACTCATCCCAAAGTTCCATGGGCATCCAGCGTGTGGTCTGTTTTACCCATTGATTGAGATTGAGCCGCCTGAATCGGTTCTCCTGTGTGGTGTTTTGCTTTGCGTCCTCAAATTCCATTTGAAAAGCGCGTGGGTCTATCGTAATACCGTAGGAAGGGTTTACCTTTTTCCATACATCCGGGTCTTGCCAATCATCATCGTCTCCGGCGGCATAGATTACCGGGTAAAAAGTGGGATCTACAACCTTACCCCGAAGAATATCCTCAGCCTTTTGGTGCTGCTCCCAGCAGATACTGTTCCTATCAAAACCCGCCGTTGTCATCATAAACAACATCGGCTGCTCACGGGATAGTCCGCTACCGGCGGTCATGACATCGAATAGATCGCGGTTGGGCTGGGCGTGAAGTTCGTCAAAGATGATGCCGTGGGCGTTGAGTCCGTCTTTGGTATACGCCTCGGCGGAGCAGACCTGATAAAAACTGTTCAACGGCAAAAATGTCATACGCTTTTGACTGGAGCTGATTTTCATAAACTTTTTCAGTTCAGGGAATTGCTCCAGCATATGTACCGCCACTTCGAATATCCGCGCCGCCTGATTGCGGTCTGTGGCGCACCCATATATTTCCCCGCCATACTCGATATCACTGCAAGTGAGCAACAGGGCAATCGCCGCGCCGAGTTCTGATTTACCGTTTTTCTTGGGAACTTCCACATATACCCGGCGAAACTGGCGGCACTCGTCATCCTTGCGGACAATCCCAAATATGTCGCGGATGATACGCTCCTGCCAGTCGATTAACTCAAAAGGCATCCCCTTCCATTTTCCTGTGCTGTGTTTGAGTTGATTGACAAACATCACCGCCAAATCAGCGAAGCGTTCCTTATATATTGAACCCGGAGCCTTGAATCGGCTGGGTTTGTAGCCTTTCAATCGATGTAAGTCATCCATGGACAATCTCTCCTCATTTATATATATGAGTGCGCTTGACACGGTATGATATAATGTCCGTAGACGGACATTAAGACGAAGAGCAGACTTGCTTGACATGAGAGATAAACGACAACAGCTCCCGATTGGGGAGCCGTTTCTATATGATGGATGATTACGTTCCTGCCGCAGCGGGCATTGGATGCAACGTCACGTTGCCCATTGCTTCCTCGAAGTCTTTAGCAAAATACCGCCATTCCTCCGTTCTGCGGTCGCGGACATAGATACCATCAGGCTTGACAAAAATCTTCAATCCCAACTCCCGGCGCACTTTTTTCCGCACCCCGTTTTCGGTAGGTTCCTCGAAAACCTCCACCCAATACCGCTCCGAGCCGAATGCCAGAGGGTTCTTCCGGACGATGGCGCATGATACCCGGTTCGGCCTGATGCCGCCAAAATACTTACAAACCTCCGCCGTGCTTTCGAATACGCCCACGCATTCATCCTCGTTTTTGACGTTATACACGCCATACCACTTGCCTCGCATTGCTACAGCACCCCTTCTTTTGTTTTGGTACATGTAGTAACGATTGTTTCGGCAATATCTCAAGTTAATCTTAATGGACATGAACCCATTGCAATCACTGCGGTTCAGGCACTTCTATATAAGCCGTTTTCTTGCCATTTCGGAGCAGAAACACATCAGCGTCGCTCTCCTGATTCTTGATATATCTGCGAATTATCACATCGGCATACTTTGGATCAAGTTCCATCATGTGGCAAATGCGGCCGGTCTGCTCGGCAGCCAGCAGGGTCGTGCCAGAGCCACCAAACAAATCCAGCACCACATCGTTATTATGGCTACTGTTGGTGATCGCCCTCCCCGCCAGCGCGATGGGCTTCATGGTGGGATGATCCTCTGACTTTTTGGGACGGTCGAACTCCCATACATCACACTGCTGCCGGTCTTGCAGCGGGCAGAGCCGCTTTTCACCCTCCAGCCATCCATACCAAATCGGTTCATACTTTGTGTGATAATCCTTCCGAGACATGACGAGCTGATCTTTCGCCCAGATGATGGTGCTGCTCCAGTGATACCCGGTCTCCCGCATCGCGCCCATCACCGTTCCCCATTCCTGAGCGGACATTACAACATATGTCATACAGCCGGGTTCGCTGACCGAAGCCATCGTTTAGAAAAGCCGAGAGCAGGAATGTATAGAAATCATCGCTCGACATTTTGTCGTTCAGAATCTGCCGTTGTTTCCAGCTGGGATGGGAATTGCCGCCGTAGTCCACATTCCACGGCGGGTCGGTGAAGACCATTCTCGCCTTCGCGCCGCCCATCAATTTTTCAACAATATTGCTGTCCGTACTGTCCCCGCACATCAGCCGGTGTTTGCCGAGAAGCCAAATATCGCCGGGTTGGGTAATGGGCGTTTTTATCGCGGCAACTTCAGCGTCAGCGTCAAAATCATCTTCCACGATATTCCCACAGGCGCGTTGGACTTGCTGGTACATTTTGTCTATTTCTTTCGCGTCGTAACCGGTAACCGTCGGGTCGATACCGCTTTTTTCGATGTCGTTGATTACGCCATACAGCTTTGAAATATCCCATTCGCCGCTTATTTTGTTAAGCGCAACATTCAATGCCCGCTCCCGGTACTCATCCATGTCCACCAC